CAAGAACAATGGTACTCTAGCCGATGCAATTGCTGAAGCTTTGGGTAACAATGGTAACACCGCAGCAAACACACAGTCCTACCTTGACGGTTTGGGCCAGACATTCGGTGCAGCTCGCACCACTCGTGTCCTCGGTGTGGATGTTATGGAAGTTCCTTACTACCCAGCTGGATATGTCGACTTGACATTCCCAGCTAACCGTATTTGGGGTTTCCAGCGGGACATTACCGTTAACCGTGAATATGTTGCTAAGAAAGATACTGTTGAGTACACCGTCTTTGTGCGGTTTGGTATTCAGTGGGAAGAAGAAGACGCTATTGCATTTGCCGATGCAGCAGCTGATTCCTAAGCCTTAGCTAACAACCCAATATTGGGGCGGGGACATTTGTCTCCGCCCCTTTATTATTTATATTCTGATATAATTGATATAGAGAAAAGGGGAAAATATGTCAAACAAAAAGACACCCAAAAAAGTAGATTTAGCAACAGCTATGCCGGGAGAGCCGTCAATTCCCCAGGGTTTGCTTAATAAGTATAAGCAACAGGTAAAAGAGCAAGAAGAAAAAAAGAATGATCTAATTAGCTCTCCCGAAAAATCTTCGTCTGGATCTAAAAAGGGATCGCTAGAGTCTAAAGATGTTTCCGATACTATTGGAACATCTGTGGCAAGCACAAAGCCATCCGCTAAAGCGGGGCAAAAAAAGCCAACCGTGGCTGTTTATTCTGATCGCAATGTTTCTTGGATTGGTGTAGGTAAAATATCCAAGGGTTATAATATCGTAACAAAAGAACAATCAGAAAAATGGCTTACTCGTAACCACGTGAGAGAGGCTACGCCAGAAGAGGTTGCATCACAGTTTGGTGTATAAGACATGGAAATATTAAGACTACCATCGGTAGTTCCACAGGCAATTATTGATGTATCTGAGCCCGTTACAGAATACCCATACAAGTCCTTTGATTTGTCTGATGGCTCCCTAGAAGAGGGCACCGTGACTTCCGACGGTAACTCAAAAGTTACCATCTTATTTTCTAAAGAGTATGACTCAGAATATGAAGTAACAATAGATGGTGCAGAAAACTACTTCACGGTTGTTAGGCCATACGTAAATCCTGAAACTCTTGGAACAAACTTTTCAGAGGTAACGGAATACACCAGACATGAAGAACTTGCCAGAGCCATCATTGACGCAGTGGTTATTGAAGGGTTTTATTATAAAAAAAGAGTTATAGGTATGACTGGCCTGGGGGCTGACTACCTGCCTCTTTGGGTAGACGCTAAAAAAATTAACAAGCTATACGAAAACAATGTCTTAATGTATGACGTAGAAGACATAGAGAACTCTTCTTTACTTTACAAAATAACTGGCGACAAGACCGCTATTACCATAGATTATAGTGGACAGATTAACAGGGCTGAGGGGGCAAACCTGATGCTTCCGCAGGCGGTGTCAGATCTTTGGGATATGCAGTTCGGATACCGGGGTTTCTCAAGAACCTTTGACTACACCTTACACCTGGAGGTTGGTTACAAAAAAGTTCCTTCAGAAATTTCAAGGGCAGCGGCTTTGCTAATCGAAGACATTAAATGTAATCGGCTAGATTATGCTGGAAGATACATTAAAGATTACAACACCGATCAGTTTAAAATTAAATTTGATGACAGGGTCTTCGAAGGTACCGGCAACATGATTGTCGATAAGATTTTGTCAAAGTACGCAAAGTCAATTCGTATTGTCGGAGTGTTGTAATGATTAACTGCGAGTCTACTGATTTCATGTTTCCCATGCTCGCAGACGTTTATCATCCCACAATAGAAAAAGGGGCCTACGGTAGTCTGGCTAAAACTTGGTTGCTCGACAGAACAATAGCTGGGAATTTTATCCGAGCCGGGGCAAAAACAAAAGAAGATCTTATCGTAAACATAGACCTAACCCAAGACTCAATGCTGATAGCCCGGGTACGATCAGACATCAGGGTGTCTTCAGGCCGTGAAAACAACGCTATAACAAATATTTTAATTACTAATATCAGAAACTCTGACGGCTCTCCCTATTACTTTGAAACCGCCGGAAAAAGAAACAATGCTCCTACGATCTTTGACGTGGCTACCGTTCAGCCATTCGTAAACCCCTTTGGAAAAATAGAACATCACACCATCATATTGCGCAGAGCAGAAAATCAGGGGATCTTGTAATGATAAAGGTTAACTTTAATTCGAAAGCTTTTGCAAGGGACATGAAGAATATCATAGATTACTCTACCGGATTTTTGGATGGAGTTCAGCAGGGTAAAAAGAATTTGTTAGAAAATATTGGGCAAGAAGTAATACATGGGCTAAGAGAGTTTATAGACGCAAGCGCAAGGGGAAACCCCCAAGCATTACATCACATATATGAGTGGACCCAAACAGGAAGCCCCGAGGCACGATTATTCGACATCGAGTATGCGGCAACAGGGATTGGTCTTTCTTTTCGATCTACGTTTAGGCAATCTACAAGCATAAAATCTGGATCCAAAACTCCTTTCTATAACAAAGCAGAGATTATGGAAAACGGCATCGGAATAACCATTAGGCCGGTATCCTCTGAGGTTTTGGTTTTTGACGATAATGGGCAGAAAGTTTTTACAAAAAACCCTATCACTGTAGAAAACCCCGGAGGCCACGCTGTAGCTGGATCCTACGAAAGGGTTTTTGACCAATTCTTTTCTCAATACTTTACTCAGTCTTTTTTAAGATTAACAGGAATTTTAGACCATCTAGAAAATCCACAACCATTTAAGAGTAATCTTAATAGGGGCAAGCGTGGAGGAAGGTCAGCAGGAATAGCTGTAGGCTATAAGTGGATATCTAGAAGGGCCTTATAATGTCAAGACCGGTGTCTAACCCCGCAGTTTTTATTAATCAGTACCTTTCAGAAAAAATCCAGCTAGAGCTGCCAGACTATTTTGGAACACCAATGTTCTTTTTGCCATCTTTACCGACGGACATTGGAGCCTTGTACCAGGGGTTCCCAGAGGCAAATGACGATCAGCCATTTGCAGTGTATGAAAGAATGTTTAGAATGAGAAGGTCTTCTTTTCCTCACAAAAAAGAAGAGCAGATGCTATATTATTTATACAAGAATGGCTCCCTAACCGATGAGAAGCAGGCAGCGATCCTGTTTGAAACTACCGGAATGATTTACGACTTAATGGATAGGCAAGATGAGTCGGCAGAAGAAATAAACTCTTGGATTTCTGGAAGGGTAGAAACAACCCCAGGAGACTCCCCAGGAACAGTCAAACTGGGAGGTCCCTTTGGCGTAGATTTTCTCCCCCCATACTTTCATTACAGCACTGTTTATCAGCTAGAGGAAACTAGAGACATCGTAGATTTTGCAACAGCAAAAACCTACTTTGGTAATAAGATAATCATTGATTACTGCTACCACGCTCCAGACTTTAACCCAGGGGTTGGGACAAGATTCTTAAATCCCCCGGCATCTTAATTTATTAAACGACTGTTATAATTATAACGAGGAAACACGCCCATTTCTAACAAAAGAAAGAGGTGAAAAAATGGCATATTCAAGAGGATCAAGCGCAAACATTATTGTTGGTGCTGCAGCACTCTTTACATATGAACCAGCCGCAGGAGCTTCCGAGCTTTCTGAAGCTGACCTGCCAGACGTTGTTGAAAATGTATCTTACCGTGAAACACTATCGGGGGACACAGATTTTCGTAACGTTGGTTACACCATGAATGGTCTGGAAATTGTTTTTCAGCCCGACTTTGGTGAAGTTCAGGTCGACCAGCTCCTTGACGTAGCTAAGCTATTCAAGCAGGGTATGCAGGTTAACCTAAATACAGCATTTGCTGAGTCTACCCTAGAGAACCTTCTCTTTGCCCTTGCTGGTAAAGATTCAGATCTCGCCAATGCCGGAGCTGGAAGCTTCGCTGAGGGAAACCCAACGATGAACATGTCCGCTGGAAACATCGGAGAGTGTGCAGTTGAGCGTGGGCTAGTAGCTGTTGGACCAGGAACAGGTGACTGTGCCGCATCCGACACAATCGAGCGCATCTATGCCGCATACCGTGCGCTTTCAATTGAAAGTGTTACAGTATCAGCAAAGCGCGACGAGGCTACCATGTTCGAGGTATCGTTTAGACTTCTTCCTAGTGATGCAACAGCATCTTATGGACAGATTGTCGACCGTACCATCCCAGCTGGAAGCTAGTCTTAAAGCTAAAAAAATAGGGTCGTCCCGGCATCAGTCGGGGCGGCTCTATTTTTGATATACTTGTTTAATGGCAACTACAGTTTATAAATCAGCAACGATAGTCCTTATTGACGATACCGAAATATACATCACCCCCTTAAAGATAAAATTCTTAAGGGAGTTTATGGAAGAGTTTGAAAAATTAGACGGCATCGTTTCTAATGAAGATGCCATAATCATATTATCAGAATGCGCAAGGATTGCTATGAAGCAATACTACCCATCTATTAAAACTCTTGAAGATTTAGAAAACAGCATTGACCTTCCAACCGTATATAATATTATAGATATCGCTGCGGGGATTAAGGTTAACGAAGAAAAGGAAGAGCCTGTAAAAAATCAAGCACAAGATAGCGGAGAAACCTGGAAAACCCTAGATTTAGTTGCTCTAGAATCAGAAGTTTTTTTGCTGGGGATCTGGAAAGACTATGAAGAATTAGAGACCTGCCTATCAATGCCTGAAATCACAGCAATCCTTTCTTCAAAAAGGGATTCCGATTACCAGGAGAAAAAGTTTCTTGCAGCAATTCAAGGGGTAGACCTAGATAAGCAAAACGGAAAAAGCAAGGGGAACGAGTGGGAGCAGATGAAGGCCAGGGTGTTTAGTGGTGGGGGTACCAGCGATCCAAACGATGTGCTTGCCCTTCAGGGGGAGAACGCAACAAAGGCAGGGTTTGGAATTGGCATGGGGCTAGATTATAAAAAGCTTTAGGCCTATTTTGACTTATAACAACTTCTAGTATAGAATGATTATGCTATAATTAATATAGCCTGTCGAAAGGAAAACACTAAATGGCTACAACAGTCAATGAACCAAAAACGCTAGAACTTCTTGATGGAACCGAAATAATCGTTAGGCCACTAAAGATTTCACTACTTAGAGATTTTATGAAAAAGTTTGAGGGTATCGCAAAGGTATCTGAAAACAACGACAAATCTATGGACATCCTTATGGAGTGTGTTCAAATTGCCATGAAGCAGTACAAGCCAGAGCTCGCCGGTGACGTAAAGGCTCTTGAGGACAACTTGGACTTGCCAACTGTTTATAAGATTGTCGAAGAGGCGTCGGGGGTAAACATGTCTGCACTCAACAATATTGTTGGATAGCTGACAACTATGAAGGGGTGCTAAAGTATGGCTGATACTAATGCCAATATTAGAGTAGATGTCGATACGTCGGCTGCTTTAGCCCAAATCAAGCAACTCCAAAGACAAATATCTCTTTTCCATTCAAACATGGCAAGAGGTGGCGCTGCCGCTGCAGCTCAGTCTCAAAACCTACAGCGAAATCTGGTCAATAGCATAAACGCTACTGGCCAGTTTTCTGCTGGAATGACTCGCATCAAAAGTAGCACAGAGTCTTTTACTAATGCCCTAGAAAAAAACAAGCTGTCCATGGGGCAGTATTTTAGGTTTGCCGGGGCATCAACAAAAAATTTCGGAAATCTATTCACTTCAGAGTTTAATACCATAAACAAGGTGGCTCGTGAAAGAGTCAAGGACCTTCAAACTCAATATGTGAAAATGGGTCGCGACGCTAATGGAGCAATGCAGGCTATTAGGGTCAGGCCCCTAGCCCTAGACCTTCAAAACCTGGGGACACAAACTGCCATTGCCGCTCAAAAGCAGGCATTGTTTAATCAATTAATTAGACAGGGCTCCACGAACCTTCTAAACTGGGGAAAGAACACTCAGTGGGCTGGTCGTCAGCTTATGGTTGGCTTTACTGTTCCGCTGACTATCATGGGGGTAATAGCCACAAAAGAGTTCACGAAGCTTGAAGAACAGGCTATTAAGTTTAAGCGTGTTTATGGTGACATGTTTACGACAGGAGCTGAGACCGAAAAGGCTCTAAAGGACGTCAGAGAGCTCGCTTCAGAGTTTACAAAATTTGGCGTAGCAGTAGAAGAGACTCTAGGGCTTGCAGCCAGCGTTGCTCAAATGGGCGCAGTGGGAGAAGACTTAAACAACCAGGTTAGACAAGCGACAAGGCTTGCTGTTTTGGGTGGGATCGAGCAACAAGAAGCTCTAGACACAACTATATCCCTAACAAACGCATTCGGCATAGCTACAGAAGATCTTGCAGATAAAATATCTTTCCTTAACGCAGCTGAAAACCAAACAATCCTTTCGATTGAAGACTTTAACGAAGCTATACCCAAAGCCGGATCTGTTGTTAAACAGCTGGGGGGTAGCATAGAGGACCTGGCCTTTTTCCTAACGGCCATGCGCGAGGGTGGGATAAATGCAAGCCAATCGGCTAACGCTCTAAAATCTGGTTTAGCAAGACTTATTAATCCATCGACAGCGGCAGCCGGAAGACTAAAAGAGCTTGGGATCGATGTTCTAGGCATCGTAAATCAGAATGCAGGAGATCTACGGGGAACCATACAAATCCTTGGTCTGGAGTTGGATAAGCTTGACCCTCTTAGTAAAGCAAGAGCAATCGAACAACTTTTTGGAAAGTTCCAGTTTGCTAGAATGTCGACACTCTTTGAAAATATAAACAAAGAGGGTAGCCAGGCCAGTAAGATTCTTGAGCTAACAACTCAAAGCGCTAGAGAGCTTGGCATTATTGCAGAAAGAGAGCTTGGCCGGGTAGAGGCTTCTGAGCTGTTCAAGTTTAGAAGAGCAGTAGAAGATTTCCAGGCTTCCTTGGCTCCCGTGGGGGAGGCGTTCTTAAAGCTCGTAACCCCAATGATTGAGTTTGGGACAAGGCTTCTCGACAACTTTAATAACATGAGCGATGGGGCAAAATCTTTTGTAGTTGGGTTAGTTGCAGTTTTGGGAGTTGTCGCCCCGGCGGTTCTAATGCTTGTTGGTTTGCTTGCAAACGGTATTGCCAACCTCCTGCTATTTGGTACCAAGGTTTCTGGGGTATTTAATAAAACTGGAACAGCTTCAAACGTTCTTACAGAACAAATAAACTATATGAACTCTGAGCAGATCGAAGCTGCCGCAGTAGCGGCCTCTTTGGATCAGGTCCATCAACAATTGATTCAAACATTCAATGTTGAAGCTGGAGCCGTCCAAGGTCTTTCTACAGCATATGGTAAAGCAATAGCCGCTCAGCAACAATTTTTATCAGGGCAAGCTAAAGCAGCAGCGGGGGGAGTGGCCACCGCCGCCGGAGCAGCCGCATCGGCTGGCGGCCTTACTACCCGAAACAATCCTTTCCTTGCCCCAAAACAGGGGGGAGCAAAG